TCAGAAACAGTCACGAAATATATCGCTGACTGTTTGTTGTGGGTAGATGGCGGCAGCGTGAGGGGAATTAATCGCCGCAATAGCTTCATAAAATGAGCCATCGGCCTTGGCGCGACGCACTTTTTCGATAACGTTCCAGTGCCGGATGTACCAATCGCGGCGCCAGCCGGTCATTCCGGCCACCTTTTCGCACCAGGTATGTACCTCATCCCAGGTAACGGGAATCTCGCCGAACAGGTCAAAGGGCATGGGGGTCATCATGGTATTAGCCGTATCGCGAACCACAAACGGTTCCGCCTTGCCTTGCCCAGATATTCGCATAATGTCCGATTACGGCAACCGGGACCGGCACGCACTTTACAAAAAATGGCGGCTTCCCGCAGTCGCCACCTTTTCCGCAATATCAGCAACAGGCGCGGCAGTTGCACCCATCGAACCGGGCACAGTCAACCCATGGCAGATCGTGGCAGGCATCGGGGCTTTCGTGGCTCTATGGATTGCCGTGTATCTGGCCGCTTCTTCTCGACGTTAAAAAAATCGGCTTGGCAGGAGGGGGATGCCTTCGGCTTTGACCTTCTTCGACTAGACCAAAATCTAACACCAAAAGCCCCGCCTGTTTCCGCTGCGCGGCGGCGGTGGTGTTAGATATTTGGGAATTCTCCGCAGAGGAACGAACAGAAAAACCAAAACCCTCCGCGACTTGCTTTCAGCAGTCACGCACAGTCTGGGTGTGGAGACAGACGTACCAATCAACCGAGCGCGAATGTGGCTCCATACTGGAACAGCCAAACAGAAACGCCAGCGCGACAGCCACAATCAACCAGCGCACGGCAGCCCCCGATCAAGCGCACCGCACGAATCGAAACGCCGCAGAAATTCCAACCGAAGCGCCGGGTCAGGCAGACGCATAACCCGGACCACTAACGGATGCTTTGACCGCAACGGCACAGGCCGCGGACGCGGTAACGTTTCACCTTTCCACCAAGCGCAGAGCATCATCCAGAGCGTAGGCTCCAAATAACGGCCGGTAGTTGTCCAGGGTGAGAGCACCGAATGAATGGCAAACTCGCAGACATAAGAGAAAACCTGCCGGGTATCGTAACAATTTTGAATAATCACGCCACGATAAAACCAACGATCTACAACAAGCGCGTGAAGGTCGGTTCCATATTTCACACTACACAGATGCACGCGAGGCGGTCGGTGCGGAATCTTCAAAAACTTGAGCAAGCCGCCGATAAACGGAATAGTCAGCCGGTCGGTCCGCTTGCAGATACCGACATGCTCAAGAAGCGCCGTGCGAATCTGTTTATCAATAAGCTGGATATCCTGAACGATCAGAATTACATCCCACCCGAGCTTGCGCGAATGCAACAGCCACGAAATCACCGATTGCCTGCCCTTGTCCGCCCAGTCACGCGAATTGAAAAAAACGCCACACTCGTCAAGAACGAGCAGGCCATTTTTTGACTCATCGAGCGAATCATTACCCTTACCTATCGCGTGCAAATCGTAAACCGTGGGGATATCCGGAAGGCGGATATAGTGAGCCTTGCTGCGCTTGCCAAAATAGCGATCAAGGTAAAGATTCAAATTGGTGGCAACCGGCCGACCTTTCGCCAAGTAGTCCATGATGCGACCGACCGACACCAGCGACTTACCGGAACCGAGCTTGCCGGTAATCGCATAGACAGCCACTAACGCACCCCGACAGACGCAAGCCCAAGTTTGAGCGATGCGATGAAAAGAGCCACGCGCAAAGTAGTAACAGCCGTCAGCACAGCAGAAGTATTGTCAGGCAAAAAGATCAAGGCGAAATCAAACGGAGCAGGAAGCGCAAGCGACAGAGCGGAAATCGCCGCCGCATAGAAAGCATAAATTGCGACAATCGTACCAACGACAGCGGCAGCAAACGCAGCACGCGTGAAAATCTCGCCAGTTTCCTTACTAACAAAAATCCCGAGCGCGTTATCGTAAATCTTGCGGAACAATCCAATAAGCAGTTTCACGATCTACCCCCTAACGCGCATGGCGCGGAAATTCATAAGCATTTGAAACATCATGGCCGCGGCGATCAAATTTAACACCCAACCAAAAATACTTTTGATCGTAGGGACATGCGGACAAATATCGAATGAAACCTCCCGGCCTTGAAAAGTCCAACCAATCGCATGACAGGCCGGAACCGTCAGAGTAGGAAACAGCAAAAACGAAGGCGCAGAAGGAAGGCCAACGCCGCCCATCACATCATCAATGCGCGATGCATCAACGTGATTGTCATAATGATTGCGCAGCGCAACCGCATCAGCCTCAGAACCGGGAGCCAGCGCGTCAGACTCTCCGACCGCCTGCAACTCGTCACGAATTGCCAACTGCGTCACCTCCCGGTTGTAATCAGTAGGAAATTCGCCGCTGGAAGTGGGCACAAGCGGAGTAGATTGCGGAGTCTGCGCAGACAAACCACCCGGGAAATTATCGCCAGTTGTAGAAATCACTTTACCGTCAGCACCGGTTATAACGGCTTGCCGATACGTTGACACCGTACCATCAGCACCCACGATCTGTTGCTCAGTCGTAACTTTCAAACCGCCGCCCGTCTGGGGTTCAACCGTTACACGAGTATCGCGACCGTCCTTAACACCCTGAGATTGAAAATAAGGCGGAATCGTCACAGGCGCAGAGGCATTGTCAGGATCCCGCAGGTCAAGCGCAAAACCGGTGCCGTCAGGTTTGGCAATCACGGTAGGCGCGTCATCAGACGGATATTTAACAAGAGACGAATTCGACAAAATACAGGACGAACCGGAAACAGAATAACCGACGGGACAACTCACACCATTCTCGAACTGTGTAGTCTGATACGTAGTAGGATAAGTCGGATTCGTCCAACCTACAGCACAAGTCGCAGTGGTGGCCGAATCCATACGCACAGGAACGCCAACATACCCAACAACCATATCGCAATACTCCTGTGCGCTTGAATATTGCTGGCTGGGACTACAGCCACCAGAGGCACACCAAACAAGAACAGGCGCAAGCGCAAGAACAGCAGGCGGAAGCCACGATTTAGAAACGCTGTCATAAGTCCAACCAGACCACGAGGCAGTAGAAGGTGGAGCCTGCAACAAACCAGCCGGAAGCACATTCAACGGCACAACCGCACCGGATGAATCCAACCCTTCGACAACAAACTTCGCAAGCTGATAGCCAAGCGTTAAGCCAGTTATCCACGGCGAAACACGACCAGCAAACATAGCAACATCAACAGCAGCACCCAAAGCACCGGAAGCAGTGAGCGGGTAAAAAGTGGAGCCAACGCGGTAAGTCTGAATTGCGCCAGCCGTGGCAATACCAGGCTGAACAATGAACCAGACCGCAAGCAGCGGAATCAGTAAACGGGAGATAAGTTTTTGCATGGCAGTCTTGGCAACCACCCCCGCCCACAAGGGGCGGGGGATGGATTGCCAAGCCTTAGCGAGCGGAACGATGAATGAACATCTTCACCAGACCGAAGATCACCAGTGCAACAGTGATCGAAATCGCCACCGGATAGACCAACGCCATCAACGAATTGAAGTCTGTTTCCAGAGCAGTCAAGCCGAGAGCGATGTTGGCATCCAGAGCGGCACTTGCATCCTGCGACGCAGCACCCAGACCCAGAACACCGGCGACACCACCGACAACAGCGGCCTTGGCAGTTTGCACAGCCTCAACCGTTTTATTCCATGCATCTTTCAGAAACTGAAACATGATATTACCTTTCAAAAAGGCGGGTAATTATCCCGCAACACCGGAAAACGTCCGGCAACGCAAACGCCCAGAAACGGACGAATTCAGTAGCCCATTGAGCGGATGATTTCCATCACCCGACCAAAGGCCATACCGGCGATAAAGCCGAAACCAAAACAAGACACGAACAGCCCGGAGATATCCGAAAAAGTCATTCGCGATATCCTCCCTGGCGGTGAATCGCACCGAGCATGAAGCCAAGCCCGACTTGAAAGCCGAAGAAAAACAGGAAGCAGGCCACGCCATAGACAAGCACGTCCTGAGTGACAAGCTGCGCTTGTACCATGTCCACAGTATTGCAGTTACCGGCTCCGACGCATGGGTCGGCATCCGTACCAATCGTCAACGATGCACCTTGGCCTTGAACAGCGAAAGAAACAGACGGCAGCAGCAGGACGGCAAGCAGCAGCCAAAAGCGAAAATCCTTCATTTCATCACCTGATAAACGGCAGTCAGCAACAACACGCCAACGGTAGAGCCGAGAAGACCAAGGAACAAGGCCAGAGCCCATATCTGGAAATCGGCCATTATGCAGCCCTCTCGTTTTGCCAATACCAATCGGGAGCCGTCACCGGCTCCAGGGTGACCGTGCGGACGGCTACATTAAGCTGTTCCGGGCGCTCGTCGGCAATGTCGATGCCATAATCAAGCAGGGCGCGGCGATAACGAAAAAACGTAGCGCGAGACATCAACGCCCGGACATCCTGCCCGGCCAGAAAGGCGGAAGCCGTGACACGCAACCGCTGCGGCAGCGAGTCCAGAAACTCGGCATGATTCGAGATTGCGCCCAACTGCAGCACCTTTTCGTAATCAGAAAACAACTGTTGAACTTTGCCCATGTCCCAAGCCTCCACAAAAGCATCAAAATCCGACCAGCCCAGATCAGCCAATTCACGCCGTTTCAATTCCAACTCGAGCCGCACGATGCCATGCTCGACCGCGTAATCATAAGCCGCGCCGCTGTTGGTGCCATGCGCTTCCATTTCCAGCGCCTTGATATACACCTTGAGCATGTAGCGGGTATTCGACCACCAAACCGATGCATCGCCACCCACGCCCTTTTTTACCCGGCTGATCGACTTGCCGGAGATTGCCCGAATGACCGACCGGGCAGCGGCAAGCCCTCCGCATTCAAAGTTTCTTGTGATGTCCACACGTGATAGATTGAGACGCCCTCGAGGTGTTGCTTGCGGCGAGCCAGGTCCCACAAGACCAACGGCGCCGGGATATCGCAGACCCTCTTTGAACCAATCTCCGCCGTTTCGACTATAGGCAGCAGATACAAACCGGGGCAGCCCGGCGAAGGCGAGAGCTTCATTCGCCCGGCATAGTACGGTTTGCGGGTCAAAGCCAAAAAGGTTGTCTGGGCGATTAAGCCGCCCGAAATTCCCGCTTCCGACCACAGTTTGACCGTCACTCTTAACAGCGCAGACGGTCGCATGGCTTCCCTGAATGCGCGAGGAGCGATAACGCTCAAACACTGCTCGACCCGAACCATCATAGGTGATAATTGCGCCGGAATTGATCGGCGCATGCTGCTCATGGCATTGCCAGAGCGACAACCAATCAACGAAAATCCCGTCATCCCCATCCATGAACCCCCCCTTAAAATTGATGAAATAGTCTCAATTTGAGACTGAATGGCTACGTGTTACCCCAGAAGTCAAAATACCCGACAAAACTTTAGGGTTTTGTTGGACGCTCTCCCCACCCAGAAAGGCGGACGGAAAACCGACGAAGGAGAGCGCCCAAAAAAACCCGCCCGGCGAGGGGCAGGTAAAACCAAGGGGGGCGGTTTTAGGGGGAAACATCACGCGGCAGCGCGCGCGGCAACGGCAACAGGCTCAAGAATCAGCCGGCCGACCTCGAGGCGGCCGAAATCGCCGACGAAAAAGGATTTGTCCGACAGGGTATAAACACCCGGGGGAAATCCCTCCTGCGCGTCATTCAGCGTTAACTCGATGCGCTCGGGGTAAGGGTTCGAGTTGCCCTGGGCATCGAAGGTATGCGCCCAAGCCGCCTGCTTGCGCATGTGGTAAGGCTTGCCAGCCTTGGAGGTGCCGGATATTTCGGTAATCAGGGGGGACTTGATCTCGATCTTCAACATGGTTTTTTCCTTTCTGGGTTACTACGAAAGCCGGAGCAAGCGCAAAGTACTCCGAAACTCGAATTGTTGTCAATACCGATTTTCGGAGTAGGATGCGGACCAGACGGGAAACGCCTACCAAGGAAAACGCCATGACCATCATCGAATTGCTGGACCAGACCAAGGAGAGATTGCAGGTGCAAAGCGACTACGCGTTAGCGAAGGCGCTGGAAATCAATCAGGCACGCCTTAGCGCCTACCGCAAAGGCAAAGAGAACCCAGACCCCTACGCACTGACCAAGATCGCCTTGGCGCTCGATTTAGACCCCTTGGCGTTGATTGCCGAGTTCGAGGCACGGACGGAAAAGAACGCGACCCGGAAGGGATTCTGGGAAAATTTCTTGCGGCGTGTCGGTTCCGGCCTCGGAGTTCTGGCGCTGTGCTGTATGGCAGCCTTTGGGAGCGCCAGCGGCACAAACGCGGGGAACGCTTTTTTTAGGCCGAGGAAATTCGCATAATGTATATTATGTCAAATTCGTTCGGCGACTACTGGCCGCTGCTCTTCCTCCTCGCAACCCTCGCCGGGCTTGCCTTCCCACGATACCGCCGCCACAATCCGCCCCCCTGAAAAAGCGGACAAGTTGTCCGCCACCAACTCAACTCAGCCTGGGAGGGCCTCATGAAAGCCACTATCGACGCGGAATCGTTCCGCGACCTCGTCGCAGGATTTGACATAACCAAATTATGCCCCTGGCTGAATGTCAGCCCGCGCACCTTCAAACGCTGGAAAACCGGCCAAGCCGCCCCGCCCAAGGCCGTTATCATCGCCCTTACCCTGCGCCTGCACGGCGATCTGTCCGCCCTGTTTGGCGATGATTGGCAGCATTTCCGCTTCGGCCATGACGGCAAACTGTATATCCCCGGCTGGAAGTACGGATGGGAGCCGGGAGAAATCCGGGCGCTGTTCTTCACGAAACAGGAATTGCGCTACTGGAAGGCGGAAGCCGGACGGCTTGAACGGGAATTGCAGCGGCTGCGGGAGGCCACCTGGGCGGCGGCAAAGGTGCGGCGGTTGGTCGGGGTACGAATGGTTGCGAGGGGCGGGATCGAACCGCCTACCGCCAGCTTATGA